CTGGATGGCAGAAGCTGGTGGATTTTTTGTTTATGATGGAACAGTAAAAACATTACCTTGCTCTGTTGAAGACTTTGTTTTTACCACAAAGAATGGAAATAATTTAGGTGTTAATTATCAAAATGGAGAATCTGTTTATGCAGGTTTAAATACACTTTATGAAGAATTATGTTGGTATTACCCTAAGAGTGGATCTAATTTTAATGACAGATATGTTTGTTTTAATTACCAAGATGGGACTTGGGTAACTGGTTCTTTATCAAGAACAACTTGGGCTGATGCTAATTTATATGATCATCCTTATGCAACAGAATTTACCTCAACTGGTTTACCTACATTTCCAGTAATACAAGGTGTCACTAATATAAATGGTTCAACAAAATATTATGCACATGAAGTGGGAGTAGATAATGTAGATTCAACTGGTGCTAAAACAGCTATACCTGCATTTATTGAGTCTGGTGATTTTAGTCTAAGTGTTGAAGGTGAAGGACAGATGTTTATTAGTATGAGAAGATTTATACCAGATTTTAAAACTATTCAAGGTGATGCTCAAGTAACAATTTTATTGAGAGATTTTCCTGCAGATAGTGAAACTTCTTCACCTTTAGGTCCTTTTACAGTAACATCATCTACAAGAAAAGTAGATACAAGAGCTAGAGCAAGGTTTGCAAGTTTAAAAATAGCAAATACTTCTACAGAACAAAACTGGAGATTTGGAACATTTAGAGCTGACGTACAACCTGATGGAATGAGATAATGGCTAGAGTAGATATTGTTATACCTGAACCAACACCAATATACACCGAGGAGAATCAAAGACAAGTAACTCAATCTTTAAGAACAATGCAAGATAAATTAAATACATCTTATCAACAAGAATTAAAAAATGAATCTGACACTTTTAACTTTTTTCTATCATGACAATACAATATAAAAATGCGGGTATAGATTTATCTACAACTGGAACAACCTCAGTTTTAACATCTCCAGCAGGAGCAAGATGTTTAGTGAAACAAATTCAAGTAGATAATTCTTCTAGTAGTCCCGTAAATTTATCAGTACAAGTTACAGATAGTTCAGCATCATCTACTTTTGCAATACATAGGAAAGCAATACCCGCAAATACTGTTGAAAATATAATATCACAAACTTTAGTTTTAGAAGAAAGTGATATCTTAAAAATGACAGCAGGCACGGCTAATGAAATACAAGGAATTATAAGCTATGCGCAAATAGATAGATCACAAGAAAATGGCTAAAAAAGAAATACTTTTTAGTGAATCGATTATTACAGATAGATTAGTAGATAATAATCTAAATGATGAACTTATAGAAATTTTAAAGCATCATGAAAAACAAAATAACAATATTACTAAAAGTAATATTGGTGGTTTTCAAACACCCCTAATAAAAAATAAAAAAATTGAAAATATTTTTTTGTTAAAAAGTTTTGAAGTTTTATCTAAATTTTATGATTTAAAAAATACTAAATTAATTATGGAGGGTTTATGGATTAATAGAAATTACAAAAATAATATTAATATACCACATATACACCCACATTGTGTTTTTTCAGGAATTTATTATATTAAAACTCCCAGAGAGGGTGGCGTTCTTAAATTTTTAAGAAACGATAAGTCTGTAGAATCTTTACCTAGTCATCCAATACAAGATACTGATTTTTTTTCTTCTTATGATGTTCAACCTAAAGACAATGGTTTTATTTTGTTTCCATCTTATATGTCCCATATGGTTTTAAGTCATAGTGAAAATGAAAGTAGAATTTCTTTATCATTTAATGTATTAATTAAACATAATGGCTAAAAGAAAATTTGTAAATTTTGTCCCTAGACCAAAACCTCGTAAACGTCCTCGAAGACATAAAAAACGATTATCAAAAAATGAAAAAAGAAGTTTCAAAAAATACAATCGTCAGGGTCGTTAATGATTTTACAAAACTTAAATGACATAATTAAAAACCATGAAATAAATTTATCTGAGGATAATATTTTAGAATTATTAAAAATTCAAAAAAGATGGCCATTAAAATATCCTTGGGGACAAAACACAATACAGATAATCAGTAATGTCGGTTCATGTGAGTCTTTCTTTTTTTTCAATGCAGACGGATATATTGACTATCAAAAATGGTTGAAATTTTATAATTTGGGTTACACCACTATTTTATCAAACATCTTAGATTTAACAGATGAATTAAGAGATCTAAATAAAAAATTAACAGAAGCTAGTGGATTGAATTTTGTAGGCAATTTTTATTTTTCTAAACCTGGACAAACTCCAAGTTTTTCAAAACACCATCATGATTATAATGTAATAGTCAAACAAATCTATGGTGAAACAGAATGGATTATTGATGAAAAAGTATTTTTTTTACAAGCTAATGATACTTGCATTATTCCAAAAAATAGATATCATCAGGTAATAAGTAAACAAAATAAAAAATTATCTTTAACATTGAACTTAACATGAGTGATATACCAAAAATACCTGCAGAAGCAAAAGAAATTATAAAGAATAAAAGAACAGGAAAAATTTATGAATCTAAAGCAGCTTTTGATGCTGATGTTGCTGACCCCAATACTGATACTACTAATGATGATTTTAGACAAGATTTAGAAATTAAAGTTACTAGAGCCGGTGCTATGGGTGCTTTTACAAAGAAATAATGATAACAATTGTAGAAGATTTTTATTCTCCAGAAGATTTAGGGATTATGAGTCTTTACTTTATGAACACACCTTTTCTTGAAAGTTATCATTCAAAAGAGTGGCAAGTATCTAACAGATTACAAGCTTACCCCGTGCACGAGTCTGCACAAATTCCTAAATCTGATGATCCTAGAAGTGCTTATCAAATTTTCAAAAGAACATTAGAAAATAAAACTAATTTAAAACCTTTGTATATAAAAACTTTGTTAAGAAAAATAAAACTTAGTGAACTTAAAGAATCAGCTGTATTTAAAAATGATAGACCACATATGGACGATGAAACATTTAATTATGCTGGGTTGGTTTATTTTAATTCTAACTCAATTAAAGATGGTACTAAGTTATATTCTGATGAAAGAGATTTTGAGCCAACATTAATTGTAGGTGCAAGAGTAAATAGGTTGGTTTTGTATAATACTCAACAACCACATAGCACTCCTATGGATCAGCATGTAGAAGAACGATGGGTACAGCCTGTTTTTTTAATAACTGAAAAACAAACTTTAGATAAATATAATTCATACATTAACAAAGATTTAAAATGAAACCGAGAGGTGCAACAGAATTACAGCATGAATTATTAGAAAAATATGTTCACAAAGATTTGTTAAGTAAATTTCAAATTTGCACATCAATACCAGGAAAAGTACCACTTGATCCTAACAAAATAAATATTCTTTGGCAAAAAAATTCTTATGACCAACCTAATCTACAAAATTTTTTTTCTAACAAAGATAGGCATCATGAGTATGATTGGTATGTTTTTAATAGTCATTGGAACTATGAAAAATTTAGATATTTTTTTAACATTCCTACTGAAAAATGTGTAGTAATTAAAAATGGAGCAGATCATTTTCCAAAAAGAAAAATTTATAAAAAGGGTGATCCGATAAGAATAATACATCATTGCACGCCTTGGAGAGGTCTTAATGTTTTATTACTGGCAATGCAATTATTAAAAAATAAAAATATAACTTTAGATGTTTATAGTTCTTGCCATGTATATGGAAATGAATTTGCAAATAGAGTAGAGCCAGATTTTAAAGATTTATATGAACAAGCTAAAGAATTACCAAACGTAAATTATATTGGTTTTAAACCTAATGAATATGTTCTAGAGCATATGTCGGATTATGATTTATTTGTTTATCCTTCAATATTTGAAGAGACCTTTTGTGCATCAGCTTTGGAAGCTTTGGCTTGTGGTTTACATGTTATAACTACAAATTTTGGTGCACTACCAGAAACTTGTTCTGAATGGCCTGTATACGTAAATTATACTCTAGATCGTGAGTTGATGGCAGCTTCATTTGCTCAAGCAATTGATGTAACAGCGGATTATCTACATACTAATGTAATTCAAAAACATCTTGATAATCAACAAGAGTTCTATAAAAATTTTTATAGTTGGGAGAAAAAAGGTGAGGAGTGGACTAGATTTTTACAAGGGGCTTTGCATGTCAAAAATATTTAAAAATTTTAACGAAGTTGTTTTGGATTTTAATAATTTATTTAAATTACTTTCTAAGGGAGATTATGTCACCAAAGTTTATCAAAGGCAGAATAATGCATTCTACAATCACTTTAAAATCGAAAACGTACACAAAGATAAATTTTTTTGGGGTTTAATAAATGCCATGTGTAATGGTATAAATGTTAAAAATGCAAACTTAGACGCACATATATTTACCAGTTTTTTATCTGGTATAGGAGGGGTTGCGCATACTGACAATTATGAACATGTTTTATTATATAACTTATATGGCGAAACAATTTACATAGTTGAGGATACTAAATATATTGTAACTCCCAAAGATTTATTACACATAGAAGGCGGTGAAATTCATCAAGCAATAAGTTTAACTCCGAGAATTACTTTATCTCTTGCTATAAAAGGAAATTAATTATGTCACAAAATAAATATGTAAATGAAGATACTTATCAAACTTTAACAGAATTAAAAGTGGAGGTTCAATCTGATTATGAAAGCGCAGTTAAGCCTTTATGGAAACCAAATAAAGATGAATTTTTAAAATATCAAATATTTGTTGGAACACCAGTCCATAGCGATGTATCAATTCATTATACACAAGCCTTAATAGAATTCCAAAAAGAATGTTTTTTAAAAAAAATGAAAGTATCATTTCATTTAATTAAATCATCTCTAGTTACTCAAGGGCGTAACTTATGTGTATCAGGATTCTTAGAATCAAAAGCAACACATTTATTGTTTATTGACTCTGATATTTATTTTCAAGGTAAATCTATTTTTTCTATGATTAGAGCTGATAAGGATATAATATCTGTTCCTTATCCATTAAAAACTTTAATGTGGGATAAAGCATACAGAAAAATACAAGAGGGTAAAATCAAACATCCCGATGATATTAGAAGAGCCCTACATACATATCCTATGAAAGTGCCAGACGTAAATAATATAAACCTTGATAAGGGAGTTATGGAGGTTACCGACTCACCAACTGGATGCATGTTAATAAAAAGAGAAGTGATTGAAAAAATGATTGAAAAATATCCAGAAAAAGAGATTAGACAAAAGACAGTAATAAATGGTCAATACATAGATAAACCACATATGTGGAATTTTTTTGATACACATTTTGATCCAAAAACAAAAACATTTAATGGAGAAGATTTTGCATTTTGCCAATTATGGAGAAATATTGGTGGCAAATGTCATGCTTACATTAATGATTCAATAGTTCATGTAGGGGAGCATCAATACCAAGGTAAGTTTTACGATGAGTTGATAGCACGTAAATAAAATGGTAATATATGCTATTATTAGGGAAATAGTATATGGATCCATTTACAATAGCTTTGGCCACATTTGGGGTACAAAAACTTAGAGGAAAATCAACACGAACTGCATTAAAGGATGCAGCACTTTTAGGAGGTGCATCTTTTGGTATTGGTCAACTTGCACAAGCTGGGGCTTTGGGATCACAAGCAGAAGCTGGTCAGGGTTTTCTAGGTAAGATAGGTCAAGGTAAAGCCTTTAGCTCTATTCCTGGTTTAGGTGATAGTGAAATACTTGCAAAAATAAAAGGACAAAAAGGTGATAAAGATTTATATAAAACATTTTTAGATGCTGCTAAAGATAAAGGATTAGATACTGCAGAGGGTAAAGAATTATTAAAAGCTGCTAATGAATATAAACCTGGTGGAATAGCTGGCATGTCTACTATTGGTAAAGTCGCAAGTGCTGCTGCTTTGACACCATTATTAATGGGTGAAGAGGAACCAGTTAAACCATTGTTTGATGAGGATGATTATAAACAAGCTTACAAAGAACAATCAGAAAAATTAAAAGGCGCATTTGAACCGGTAAAAATGACAAAGCCTACAATTGCTGAAGTATCTCCTCGAATGTTTTATGCAAATCAAGGAGGTCTTGCGACTGCATTACCAAAGTATAATGAGGGTGGTGTAAATTATCTACCATCAAAAATAGACCATGATGAAAACGATGTTAATAATTATGTTAGAGCCTCTGGTTATGTTGAAGATGGTGCAGGTGTGGGTAATAAGGATGAAGACACTATGTTAGCACAACTTGCTGATGGTGAATTTGTATCAAGAGCAGATGCTGTTTTGGGAGCTGGTATTTTATCGGGTGCAGACCCAAAAAGTTTTAAGGGAATGAGAAAAGCAGGAGCTGATTTTTTTTATAATCAACAAAAACAATTTAAAAGAATTTATGATTTAGTCGATGGAAGCAAAGAAAATAAAAATTAAAAAAGAAATAGATGTATTAGAAATCTATCCTCAAACTCTGGATACCTATTGGGATCTATGTGAATTTATGTTGAGAGAGGGTTTAAAATATGATGGAGATCCTATGAGTATCATTGACTTAAAAAAATTATTAAAAGAGGGCTCTATGCAACTTCATCTTATGTTTGGTTCAGATGATGGAGAGGGTTATAAAGCATTTGGTGTTTGTGTAACAAGAATTGTTGCTTTACCAAATTTTAAACAATGTGAAGTTATATTATTAAAAGGTGAAAAAAGAAAATTATGGCAAGATAAACTTGCAAATAAAATAGAATCCCTTGCTAAAGAAACAAAATGTAAGAGAATTGCAGTACATGCAAGACCTGGATGGCAACCTTTTTTAAAAACAAAAGGTTGGGATGTTAAAAGATATTTATATACTAAGGAGATAAATTAATGAGTTTTATATTTGGAGGCGGAGGAGGTGCTAGCGATCAAACGACCGGTAGTTCTGTTGTAACGCAAAGAGAAGCACCTGGAGTAGAGGCAAGAAAATTAAGTCTTTACGATCAAGCTGCAAAGTTAGCTGCAAGCCCTGTCAATCTACCTACAATTCAAGTTGCAGGTTTAAGTCCCGCAGAACAACAAGCCATTGCTGCAGCACGACAAGGTGGGGTTGGTGCAGGTACTGTAACTTCTGGAATACAAGCGATACAAGCTGGTTTACAAGCTCCTGACATTCAACAATTTTTTAATCCTTTTCAATCATATGTTACAGACGAAATAGCTAGAAGAGGTCAAATGCAAATGAATCAAGTAGCTGCACAAGCTGTAGGATCAGGTGCATTTGGTGGAGGCCGAGAAGGTGTCCAAAGAGCAGAACTACAAAGAGGAATTTTATCACAAATAGGACAAGCACAAGCACAAGGATTTCAAACTGCTTTAGGTGCTGCACAAAGACAAAGAGCTACACAATTAGCAGGAGGTATGAATTTAGCCTCAGTAGGTGCTCAGCAACAAGCTATGTCTATGGCAGATATACAAGCACAATTAAGAGCAGGTGCTTTACAAAGAGGTGTAGGGCAAGCACAATTAGATGCTCAAAGACAAACTGCATTACAAAGAGCTTATGAACCATTCCAAAGAATTGAATTTTTAAAAGGTATCATGACAAATTTACCAACAACACAAAGTACGATTACAGCATCCACAGCTCCAGGTGCTAACCCATTAGGTCAAGCATTAGGTGCAGGTCTTGGTGCTTATTCTGCTTATAACATGTTCCAACCGAGGTAATATGGATTTAGTATTAACAAGAAAAATGTTTCGAGATAGATATTTTGAAATACATAAGCCTAAACAATTCAATAAAGGTGGAATTGCAAATATTCAACACTTTCAAACAGGTGGATTATCATCTAGAGAAAAAGCTATTTTAGCTGCAACCTTTGCAGCCCCCTTACTAACATCTACACAAAGAAAAGGTGAAGGTATGTTATCAGGTGTGTTAAGAGCTGTGGGTGAGGGTACTGCAAAATTACCAACAACTTTGATTGCACTAGAAGAGGCACAAGATAAAGAAGAAACTGAAACTTTAAGAGCTGCAACTGCATCTGAAAAAAAAGAACTTGGCTATAACCCGAAAGATAGACTGATTGTAAAAACAAAAGGTGGCAATGTTACTGGAATTGCTGACAAACCAACATTTGGAGAAAGAGAAAAAGCGGCAGATAGAGCAGCAACTCTTAAACAAGCAGATAAAATTTTATTAGGTGTTAAACAAATAGGTTCTGGGCCAATAGAAGGTAGAATAGCAAAAGCTACCGCAGCATTAAATATGAATCCTAAAGCTGCAGCATTTAATGTTACCATTGAGGAATTTAAAAAAAGTGCAATTAAGGCACTAAGGGGTGCACAAGTTGGTCCTCTTGAAGAAGCAAGCTTTAATGCATTATTACCTACTATTACAGATGTCGAAGATGTAATTGTTGCAAAAGTAAATACAATGAAAGAAAAATTAGCAGAAATAGACGGACGATTAGATGCATCAGGTGTTGTAAGTGATCCAGATAATTTAGAATATTATAAGGATAGTTTTAGTAAATTTGGAATATCTACTAATCCAGAATCATTAACATATGATCCTTCAGCAGATCTTTATGTGTTTGAAAATGGAAAATTAAAAAAGAAATAAAATGGGTAGAATTAACGTACAAGGTTTAGGTGTTGTAGAAATAGAGGGTGATGCTCCTACAGAAAAAGAGAGTGAACAAATTGGTAAAGCTCTTAAAACATTAATGAATGAACAAGTAGGTGATGTAGTGGCAGATAAACAAGCTACAGAATATGCTGATGGTCCAAACTTTGGAAGAATAGCAACAGAGGTAGCAGGTTCTATTTTAGGATCTATTGCAACTGGTGGATTTACACTTCCTAAGATTGCTGCTAATGTTGGCATGAGAAGTTTACCATTTCTTAAAGCATTAGCGAAAGCATCTGCGGGATCTGCAGCAGGAGGTGGAGCTGGAGCCTTAGTTTCTGAAACTTTTGATCCAAGTGAGAATGTTGCAAAAGAAATTGCTAGAGCAGCTGGAGAAGGAGCATTAGGGGAAGCAATTGGTGCACCCTTAGCTATAAAAGCTGCACCAATAATACAAAAGATACTTGGTAAACCTAGAAACTTTGCTGAGGAATTGACTGGTGCACGATTAGCAGAAGATCAATTAAAAAATAAATCTTATGAAATACTTTATGGTGAAAAAGTTGCTAGAACTTTAAAAGGTCTTTCGATTGAGGATCAAAATAAAATCCTTAAAGACTTAACTCCAAGTGATGATAAAATTTTAGAGTATATGAAAAAGAAAGGTATTAAAAGAGATGAATTTACCACTTTGAAAAATTCTGCAATAGAATCACAAAAAGGTTTAACTCCTGCATTTAAGACCAATGATCAATTTATGAATATTATGGAAACCATAATGTCAAAATCAATTTTAGGTGGTGGTCAATTTGCAACAAGATATAGAGGCTTAAAAACGATTGGTGATAGAGTGGCTAGTGATGTTGTTAATGAAATGACAGAGGGGAGCTTAGCAGGAAATAAATCAGAATTAGGTAGTTTATTTTTTAGAACATTTACTGATGGTGCACAATTATTTAAAAAGGCATCTGATGATATGTTTCAAAGAGTAGATGATTTATTAGGTAAAAATACTCGAACTCCTGCACTATCTATATTCAATAAAGTTGGCACTTCAAATAGCTTATCTGCTACAGTTGCTGAGATAAACGAAAATATAGCAAGAGGTATAGGAGGTGGTACAGATAATATTAACTATGGTATTTTTCAAAAATTAAGTAAAGATTTAGATGATGTAGGTGAAGCATTTGAAGGTAAATTTTCTTATGTAGATTTAGCAGCTAAAAGAGCTAGTCTTGCAGCGCATAAACAATTACTTATTGCAAAAGAAGCATTTAACGCAATTGCGCCAGTAGACAAAACTTTAAAAGTAATGGATGACATGTTATCACCACAAGCTTTAAGAGAAGCTGGTTTAAACCCAAAAGCTGCAGACGCATTAGAAGAAGCAAGACAATTTTACAAAGATGGTAAAGATGTTTTTGAAAGAGGCACAGTGACTGCCTTGTTAAATAAGGGTGCAAAAGAAACTGCAGATTTAGGTTCAATATTTCAAAATATTACAAAGGGTAACAAGATAGATTTACTTACAAGAGTTTTAGATGATATAGAAGCTCTTCCAAGAGTAACAAAAAATAATAAAGATATTTATGGCACAGCTGTTACTGCAGGACAAGTTGCAGATTTAAAAAATTCTTTAAGGGGTCATTTTCTAAGTAACATGTTAGCAGATGCTTTTGAAGAAAATGTTCAATTTGGTGGATTTTACAAAGTCGATAAATTTATGAGAGCATTAGACAATAATGCAGAAACTTTAAAAAAATTGTATCCAGATGTTGCAGATAGAATAAAACTTGAAGAACTACAAACTACATTAGGTTTTGCACAAGGTAAAATATCGGATATCAGTGGTATACCAGGTGGTGTGCTTATTCAATTAAAACAAGCTGGAGCTGCAGGACAATTACTTCAATTTGGTGGTGGATTGTTTGCAGGAGGATTAGCTATAACCGGTAATATAGCACCTGCTTTAGGAGTTATCATAGCACCAAAATATATTGGTAAAGCGATGTTAGATCCTAAATTTCAAAATCTTGCATTTAAATCTAGTGTCCAAGCTGTGATAGAAAAAGAAAATACTCCTAGAAAAATGCAATCTGTTTACAATCAAATGCTTGGTCGATTAGTGGCACTTGGTGTGATACCAGAAGCGGAAGCTGCAGAAGTTAAAAATGGAATACAAGAATACTTAAATGAAGCAGATCAACAAATGATTAATTCAAGAGTACCATTACCTAATGTTCCACAAAGCAATTTCCCAGTCATTAATCAAGGTGGTGCTGCAACACCTACTGGTTCTAATCCTGAATTAGCGCAAGCTCTCAATTTATTTAACAAAGGGGGAATTGCAAATGCCACGAAAGTCAACAAATAAAGATTCATTAGCTCATCAAAGAATTGATGACCATGAAAAACTTTGCTTAATTATGCAAAGAGAAACTAACAAAAAAATTAAAGATCTACATGAAGATATTCATAGATTAGAAAAAATAATGATATCAAGCTCAGCTTTTATAATAACAACTTTAATAGGAATTGTTGTTGCTCTTATTTTAAAATTAAACTAAAAGACCTTGTGCGTCTTATTAGAGAAAATAACTCATTTAGAATAACAGACTTAAAAAGAGAGTCTAAATACAACTATCAAAAGTATACAAGGGACAACGATCTCGGCTCACGGCACTATAATGTGGGTAACAAAAAATTACCAAGTGTTACAACCATTTTATCAGCTACACAATCAGATGATAAGAAAGCAGGGTTAGATGCATGGCGAGAAAGAGTGGGATACCAAGAAGCAGCCAGAATCACGTCTCAGGCGGCTCTGAGAGGCACGGAGATGCATTATGTACTAGAAAACTACATAGATGGTCGTGGATACCTTAACCTATCTCCTGAGGGCTCTCAGCCCCGATTAATGGCACATGAAATAATACAGAATTTAGATAAATTAAAGGTAGTTTATGGAAATGAAGTAAGTCTAGCTTATGAGGATTTATGGGCTGGTGCAACTGACGTAGTAGGTCTTTATGATGAGCAACCTACAATTGTAGACTTTAAACAAAGTAATAAAATTAAAAGAGAAGAATATGTTGAAGATTATTTTTATCAGATAGCTGCATATTCATTAGCACATAAAAAACAATATGGTCCTATTACACAAGGCCTCATATGTGTTTGCACTAAAGATATAATTTATCAAGAGTTTAAAATGAATGAAGAAAAATTAAAAGAATATGAAAATAAATGGATGGAAAGAGTAACTAAATACCATCAAACTAAAGCCACTTCTGAACCTGCTCCCCAAGAGTCTTAGCAGATAATTCTATTTTATTTTCTAAAGAATTTAAAACCATTTCATCAATAGTATCTCTAGCTATAATATCTATAATTGTGACTTGACCAGTTTGACCATGCCTATGAGCACGATCTTCGCTTTGCCAACGGACTTCCAAATTATAAGAATTGCTAAAATATATAACATGCCTAGCAGCAGTAAGGGTAAGACCATAACCACCAACGGTAGGATTACCAACGATGAAGCGACATCCGTCATTATTCTGAAAACTTTCAACAGCTTTGTTACGAACTTCAACAGAATCTTTTCCGTATATTGAAACCACTGAGTCTGCGCCATAAGTCTCCCTTAATTTTTTCTTAATCATTTCTATATTGTGTACGTAATTTGCCCATATTATACACTTGTCATCAGTCTCCTCCAATATATTCATGAGTTCGTTTAATTTAGGGTTAGTCTTAAACTCTACAATTTTGTCATCATTCGTTTTAACAAATCCGTTGGTAACTTGTTGTAGTTTGAGTAATTCTGTCAATTTATTATTAAAAGAAACTTTTTCGTCTTGTATCTTTGCCATCGCTAATATTTTTAATTCTTGGTAAGCTTTGTTTTGTTCTGGTGATAAATCTACATGCCTTTGTATATACATTTTATCGGGTATATCTAAGCACTCTTTTTTTCTGACCCTATAAGAAAAATTTTTAAGTTTATACTCAAGTTCATCTAAATTAACATAATGTTTAGGTATCTGTATTTTGTATCCACCTTTTTCAATACTATACATGACTGCATATCTTGATTTGAAAACTGTAAAATTATCGTATCCTAATAATTTTTTGTCTAGAAAAGCACATTGAGAAAATAAATCTAAAGGAGATTTAGTTACTGGTGACCCAGTAAGAATTCTTTTATATCTTGCTAATTGTCCAAGTTTTACTATTGTTTTTGTTCTTGATGCTTTTAAATTTTTAATGGTCGTGCTTTCATCAACTATAATCATACTTCTCATACCATGTTTTAATAGTTTGTATTCAAACCACTTTTTGCCTGAAGCATGGGATAATGCTTCTACATTCATTAATATAAAAGTTAATTTCTTAGGATCTATTCTAAATTTTTTATCTTTAGTAACTTTCCAAATATAGACATTAGTTTCTTCTGGACAATGTAATTTAATTTCATTTAACCAATTTCTATAAACAGAATTAGGAGCTATTACAAAAACAAAATCAATTCTTTTTTCTTGAAATAAATAAGCTGCGTTATCAATTGCAACTTTTGTCTTACCAGTTCCCATCTCCATAAAATAAGCAAAGTTATAATCTTTGGCTCCCTCTCTTAACGCTTGTCTTTGGTGTTTAAATGGTTCTGTTTTATAATTATACACGATCAATTATTTATTTTATTTGTTTGCAAAGTTCAATTAAATAATATAAGGATTCGCACAAGGAGGTTCTTATGGACTTAGAAGCAGAATCTATTGTAAAAATAGATATGGCAATGTCATCGAACATTACCAACTCTTGCAAAAAGTTATTGGAAACTCAGAAAAAAATAGCAGCGACTGAAGAAGAACTAAAAAAGTTAAAAGATGTTGAAACTACTCTTTCTGAGCAGACAATTCCAAACTTAATGCAACAAGCAGGTGTAGAGTTAATAAAACTTGAAGGCGGAATTTCTGTCGAAGTAAAACCATTCTACTCTGCAAGAATACCATCTTCTAAATTTGAAGAAGCTTTTACATGGTTACGTGACAATGGACATGGAGATTTAATTAAAAATCAGATCTCTTTAGAATTTGGCATGAAACAAGATAATGAAGCTAAATCTCTTATAGAAGAGTTAAAAGCAAAAGGTTTACCAGTTAAGCAGAAGCAAACAGTACACCCAAGTAGTCTAAGAGGATTTGTAAGAGAACAAATTCAAGACTTAGGTAAAGATGTTCCTGCTGAATTGTTTGGAACCTACGTTGCTAATAAAACTAAAATAACCACG